CGCAGGTGCATGTCCCCGCCCTTGCGGGACTTGGACACGTAGGTGTAGGCGGCCTTCTCCATCTCCTCCGCGGAGATGATGTCCCCCTGCAGGTCCACCACCGGCTCGCCGTCCAACTCCACCACCGAGGCCCAGCCGAAGATCTGCTGCTTGTCCGCATCCGCCTTGGCGATCTCCCCGTTCCAGATCACCTCGACCTGAGTGTCACCCTTCTGCACCCGACTTCGGTCGTAGGCCGCCTTCAGCTTCCCCCTGTCGAGTCGGATCCCGCGCTTGGGTGGAGCGGCCTTGCCGCGCCTCTCGGCCCACCTGGTGACCGGGTTGTCGCCACCACCGAAGGCTTTCTCGACCTGAGCCGAGCCTCGGGCACCACTGGGCAGCCGACGCAGCGCGCCGGCACCCTTCTTGGCGTACTCGGTGCCCTTCTTCCGGACCTTCGGGTTGGTCACCGCGGCCCTGGTCAGGCTGCCTTTGGTGGGCACCGAGGAGTTGTTCAACAGCTCGTCCAGGTCCTTCTTGACCAGGGCGCCCTTCGGCTTCTTGACATCACCGTGCAGGATCTTGGTGGCCATCAGCTCACCACCCAGCCCGGCGGCCTCCAGGGGTAGCAGCGCGGTGGCCAGCCTCTTGGACTTCAACGCGGTCCGCAGCGGTCGGGCCGCACCGGCGATCTTCGCCGCCTTGTAGCCGTGCCGCATCTCCTTGCCGGCCAACGCCAGGCCACCGGCTCCCGCAGCCGCGCCGACCCCGCTCAACGCCGCGGTGGCCGCCCGCTTCTTACGCTCATGGGTGCTCAGGTCCGACTGGGCGGGATTCATCTTACTGACGCCGGATCCCATCTTGCTGATCAGCTCGTCCCCACCACCGCCGAACAGCAACTCGGCCACCTCGCGGAACGTCTGGTCCGTGGCCAGCAGCTCGTGAACGGTGCTCATAGGTCCATCGTCCTCACCTGCGCTAGTCGAACGGGATCTGGTATTCCTTTGCGTCCGGGTCCACCCAGTAGACACTCAGCGCCAGGTTCGGACCGGCCTCCTCGGTCTTGACCTTGTGCGCGTTGTAGATCCCCTCAGTCACCCAGTCCTCGTATCCTCCGTGCGATCCGGCCTGGAGCATCGCGGTCTGGCCCTCCCGCGAGTCATGTCCCTCGTCCATCCGCAGGATCCGGACATCGAAGTCCCGGGGCTGGATCCCGATCGCCTTGGCCATCTTGGAGTACTTGTACTCCTTGATCCGACGATTGCCACCGCCGTCGGACCACTCCACCTCGATGGTGTCCTCGAACCCGGTGTCCGGATCTATGGTCCGCCCCTGATAGGCGGTCCAGCCCACCACCTGGTGGACCTCGGCGTCATCCAGCTCAGCGGTCCACCGGCGACCGGACTCATCGGTCTCCGTCAGCTCGTTCCGGTTCGAGGCGATCACCCAGTCGGCCATGTCCTGTCGTTGTTCGTTGAAGGCACCCTCGGCCTCGCCGATCACCTTGCTCAGATTGGGTGAGAAGTAGACACCGCGGTTCAGCTCCACCTGACCACTGCGCCAGTTCAGCTTCTCCGGCTTCACCACCGCGTAGACCGGGTACTCGTGACCGTTGTCGTCCTGAATCTTGAGCACCCGCCGGAAGATCGAGTAGCGCTTCGGCGGCGTGTACTCCTGCGCGGCCCGCGCCATCGACATCGCGGTCTGATCCATCTGCATCTGCATCTGCGGGGTGATCATCGACATCATCGCCGCGCGCCGCTGCTCCGGAGTCATCTGGACCTTCCGCTCGGCCTCCATCGCCTGGCCCTGCTCCATGGACAGTCCACCGCCCATCGACAGCTTCGGCCCCATCGACAGCTTCCCGCCCATCGAGAGCTTGCCGGCGCCCATCGAGAGCTTGCCCTGTCCCATCGACAGCTTCGGCTCCTCCTCCGTGGTCTCGATGATCGGCGTCGAGATCACCGGCTGCTCCCGCTCCTTGAACCGTGGCCCGGGACGTTGCGCCGCCCGCGCTCCGGATCGCCGGGAGAACCGCCCCGGGTTCTCCGGGTCGCCACCCCGAGGATGCTCCCGTGGATCCCATTCCGCCTTGGCGATCACGAGGCGCTTGGTGAACCGGTGCTCCAGCAACCTGACCACGCACCGGCAGTTCGGGTGCAGGCCCGGGGTCCAGAACTCTCCCTGCGAGGTCTTGAACCGCTCATTGACCCCGACCTTCTGGCCGTGCAGCGGCGCGCACACCGAGCAGGTCCGCTCGTCCTTCGCGGTGATCCAGACCTTCTCCGCCTTCTCGCTCAGCCGGCCCTTGTCCTGCAGCCACATCCAGGCCAGCTGCTTGGACTGCTCGTCGATGTTGTGCTCCTCCTGCTCGGCCAGCTTCCTGGTCCGGGTGGTGAACGCCTTGTCGATGTAGGCCCTGGCCTTGGCCTTCAGCGGACGAGGCAGCACGTCGGACACCGGAGTGTCGAACTGCTTGGCCCCGACATAGCCGCGCATCTGGCGTGGTGACAGTCCGTAGGCGTCCAGCACCCGACCCGCGGCGGCCTTGGCCGGCACCCTCCGGTTCACCATGGCGTTGAAGCCCTCCGCCAGGCCCTCCCGCGAGGTGACGTGGAAGTACTCCCCGATCTTCTCGGCGTGCTTGTCAGCCAGGTCGTAGAGCACGCTCATCGGCACGTCTCCGGCGTTCGCGCGCCGGTAGGCGTGGTAGTAGGCGTCCGCCATGATCGGCGCGGAGATCTTCCGGAACCGCCAGAACGCGGCCTGCCAGGCCAGATCCGCGATCCGGACTAGCTGATGGTGGGTGGGCTCGGCGATCCCGGCCAGCTCCTGTCGCATCTGCCGGACCATGGCGACCCTGGTCACCGCCAGGGCTGCCTCCAGCGCCTCCGCCGGCGAGCCCAGGAACTCCCCAGCCCGCGGGATGTCCCGGACCCGCAGATCGGTGGGATGGAATCCCAGCTCGACGTACGGCGCGGTGGTCATCAGGCTCCCGGCCAGACCTTGTGCTTGGCCGCGGCCTGGTTCAGCTTGTCGATCCAGGGCTTCATCGTGTCGGTCTCGTTGAAGGCGGCGAAGTCATTGTTGCTGAGGATCGTCGATCGGTTCTGCTTCCACATCGCGGCCACGTTCCGCACCGCATCGCTCTCCTCCGGATCCTCCCCCTCGCGCTCCATCCGCTCCGCGACCGCCTGCGCCCAGGCGATCTGCCGGTCCACGTTCACCTTCGGCTTAGCCTGCTCCTCCGAGGTTGGCGTCGGGTTGGTCTGCTGTGGCATCGCCGCATTCTTCCGCGCCGTCCGATCAGACTCGTTCATCTGGGTGAGCAGCGCCCGAGATCGCTGCAACAGCTCCATCTGGTCCAGGATCGCCTCCGGGTTCTCCCGCAGGCTCTTCTTGCCCTCACCCAGTCCGGGCGAGCGTGGATCGACTCCGAGATCCTCCAGATCCTGGGTGGTCAACCTGCTCGGATCGGCCTTCAGGTTGTTGTACATCTGCCGCAGCGCCCGGTGCTCGGCCTCGAAGTCGGCCTCGGACATCTGGCTGTACACCAGCTCCGACTTGATCCCACGACGGGACTTACGATCGATCCGATCCAGCTCCCGGCTCACCAGCTTCTTGTCCGCGCCCAGCTTGTACGGATCCTCGGTGAACGTCGGAGCCTGCTTCGGATAGATGCCCGCAGCGCTCTCCCGGTCGAACGGACGACGATCACGATGTCCGATCGCGGTCTCCCACTTCCGCTTCAGCGCATAGTCATCGAACCCAGCCAACTTGGTGTACTGGTCCGCCCACTCCGCGAACTTGCGCTGGCCCTCCGGTCTGCGCAGATCGTCCGCGGTCATCGCTAGCGCCTCGGCGACCTTGCCCTTCTGCGATGCCTCGTCCAGGTTGACTCTGGCGTGCTGCTGAAGCTCCAGCGCAGTATCGACGATCGACTCCTCGATCTTGGCCTTGGCGTTCTCCTCACGGCGCTTCTGGTGCACGTCGTTCTTGCCCCTCGCGACACCGGCGCCGACACCGGACTCCTCGGTCTCGGCAGGCCGCGGGCCGGTAGGCTGACGACCACCCTGGTAGTCGGCCTCCCGAGCCGAGAACTTGCCGCCCATCTTGGTGTACTTCGGGGTCTGCGCTCCACCGAACAACCCGGCCGCCGCGGCCGATGGCCGGTTCCGACCCGGCTCCACGTAGCCCAGGTCCCGCTCGGTGTCGATCTTCTTCTCCGCATCCCGGTTCGATGCGTACCGGGTGGTGATGTAGTACGGGAACTGCTCGGCCAGCGCGAACAGCGCGGCTCGGTAGCCCTCGGAGTTCAGTCGGAACCTGGTCTCCTTCTGGTCCATCAGGTCGTCGTAGACCTGGCCCCGGATCTTGTTCCGCTCACTCTCGTTGGCACCGGCGGCTCGGGAGTTGATGATCACTTCGGCCCGCTTCTCGTCCTGCTCGGAGATGTACGGGTTCTCCTTGAACTCCTCGATCCGCTCCAGGATCGCCTCCTGGATGTCGGCCCGTCGCCAGCCCGGACCGCTCATCTCCTCCTTGACCTCGTTCTCGATCGCCACCCGCATGTCCGGGTCGATCTCACCGCGCTCCACCTGCGCGGACTGCACTGCATCCAGCAGCTGCTCGTAGCGCCGGGTCATCCGCCGAGCCTTGTCGTTGTGTCGCCGGCCACCCCGGAAGTCCGGCTCGAAGGTCATCGTGTAGGTGCCCGACCGCGAGGTCACGGTGACCTGACGGGCTCCGCTGATCAGTCCGGTGTAGATGTCCTCCGCGGTCAGCCCGCCAACGGAACGGGTCCGGATGTACTCGCCGCCCTTCAGCGCCTTCAGGTTCTTCAGGTTGAACGGCAGGTAGTGGTCGTCCCCATAGCCCACCGCCTGGGTGGTGATCTGACCGTCGGCGTTGATGATCACGCCCTCGGACGGCGGAGTGTTGCCAGCCGCCAGATGCAGCTGGTACAGCCCCTTGTCCGGAGCCCGACCACCCCTCTTCCGGGTGGTGCGCAGGTAGTCCACCACGTTCCGGCGACCGATCTCCCGCTCGGCCCACTCCGGAGCCCGCTCCGCCAGCGCGGCCCGACGCTCCGCCATCCGAATCAGGTTCTGTGGTGCACCTGTGCTGACCGCGACCCCGCGAGTGGGACGCTGCCGGGCTCCGGCCCGTTCGATCTCCGGCTCCGGGGCCGGACCGTACTGCTTGCCCTGCTCCACGCCCTGGCCGTAGGCACGCACCAGCGCCCGGTCCGGGGTCTTCTCGGTGCCCCGGTACCGGTATGCGGTCTTCCGGGCGGTGGGACCAAGCACCGCCTCCGCCTGCGGACCGGCGTTGCCAATGATCTGGGCGAACTTGCCGGCCATCTGGGTCTTGGATCCCTCCGGACCCAGGGTGCTCAGGAAGTCCCCGGTGGCCGAGAGCCGGCCGTAGAGCTTGGCGTTGGAGGCCTTGTCGTCCTTCCCGGACTCCAGCCAGCTCCGGGTGAAGGCACCACCGGCACCACCCTCCACGGCGTTGATCTGGGCCACCTGCTGGGGGTTCAGCGTCCCACCCAGCGCGGTGGCCAGCCCGAACGCGGCCCCACCAGCGGTCAGCGTGGTGGGCTTCGCGTCCGCTCCGACCAGCCGGAAGCTGGGATCGGCCAACAGCTCCACCGGCGGCTTGCTGCCGACGTGCAGCTGGGTGAAGTCCTTGCCGTTCCGGTCCCGGAAGTGCAGCATCACCGACTGGTTGCCACTGCCGCCGGTGGACTCCTTCACCGTGTCCAGGAAGTTGGCCAGCTGTCGATACTCGTCCTGGAACCGGACCCGGTCCTCCCTGCTCAGCTGGATCCCGTTGTGCTCCTTGGGAGTCTGGATGCCCAGGATCTGACGCCCGGTCTTGCCGCGCAGCAGCTCCTGCTGCTGGTGAGAGATCTTGGTCCGGAACCGTCCCGAGGACGGATCCCGGCGGAAGTCCTCCTCCCGCCACTGGTAGCCGTACCGCTGGGCGGCGCCGATCTTGCTGACCGGCTCCAGGCGTCGCTCCAGCAGCGCGATGGCCTGCGCGTAGCCGATCGCCTGGTCCCGGTCGTAGCCCTTGGCCACCATCCGCAGATGCGCCTGCTTCAGGTCCCCGACCTGCTTGCCGATCACCTGGTTCAGATGCCGTTGCAGGGTGCCCAGGTTCTTCTCGACGGTCTCCTCGAAGTAGTCGCTGACCACGACGTGGCAGAACATCTCCGCGGTGTCATCGTCCATCTTCATCACCAGGTCGAAGGCACGCTGCGCGGCCTCCTGATTGAAGTCCGGATCGTCGGAGACCGGGACCAGCATCTTCTTGACCTGGCCCTTCTTCGGTGCACGCTTCCGCGGAGCCAGTTTCTCCAGGTCCCGACGCTTGATCTGCGGCATCTGGTTAGCCAACGCACCGCCGATGGTGCCGATCGCCAACGGCTGCAGCCAGCCCTTCGCACTCTTCGTGACCCGCTCCGGCGGCTTGCGGTACTTCCCCTTCTTCTTCGCCGTCCGGATCATCGCGTTGCTCTCGGCGGCGAACTTCTGGGCCCACCCCTCACCCTGACCGGCCTTCCAGTTGACGTACCGACGCTGCGCCTCGCTCCTGTACGGCATGGCTCATCCCTTCTTGCGGTGCGCGGTGGCCAGCAGACCGCCGGCGCCGATCCCGGCAGCGACTGTGGTCGGGGTCCGGAACCTGCCCACCGCCTTGGCCGTGCCACCCAGTACCTCGGCGAAGTGCTCGTGCTGGGCGGCCGCCCCACGCAGTCTCCCGGCCTCCTGGGCCGCATGACGAGGAACGCCCTTCAGCAGATGCGGCTTCCGTCTGACCTCACCGGTTCGACGACCGGCGAGACTGGGAGCCAGCGCATTGGACCGAGCCGTCTCGCCGGCAGCCCTGACGGCGTACTTCTTCTCCTTGGTCCGCAGGAACCTGGGCACGGTATGGGTCAGTGCTGCACCGGTACCACCGGCACCGACCAGCGCGGCGTTGTAGGTGTCCGACTCCCGCCGACCCTTGGACACCTTGTGCTTCCGCCGGTACGCCAGCCCACCGGCGACCGTCGCGGCTCCACCGACCAGCGCGGCATTGGCTGCCCTACGACCCTGTGCCAGTCCCCGGATCACCTTCATCTCAGGCTCGATCTTCCCGTAGTTGTAGCCCCGGTAGAAGGCGGACTGCTTGCTCTTGGCCGGGCCGCTCCACTCGGCCTCGGTGTGCTTCTGCTTGAACCCGTAGATCCCGCCACCGTGGGCATGACTCCGGAAGCCGAGGATTCCTCCTGGAGCGATCTTCGTCGCGCCCCGGACCGAGGACCTGACTCCCTTGCCACGTCCCATCTGCCGTGCCGCGGTGGAGTCGGACTTCGCCTTGGGGACACCACCGGCGATCAGTCCGGTGCCACCGGCCACCGCCCCGGCACCGACGACCGCAGTACCCCGTCGGTTCCGCTTGGTGGACGACTCGGCCTTGCTCACGCCGCTTTGCGAAGTGCCGATCCCACCATGGTCCACCCCGAACGCGCTGATCATGGCTCATCCCTTCCTGGGTGGCTTCGGCGGCTGCTTCTTCGCGGTCTTCGCCGGCACCGGACGGCCGTACTTCTGCTTGTCCCGCATCGCCGACGCGGTCAGCCTGGCCGAGGCGAGGGCGCTCCGGTCCTTCATCCTCATCGCCTCCTTGGTCCGCTTGTGGTCCCGGTTGGCCATCGTGTCCGCGAGCCGCATCTTCTCCTTCTCCCGGCCGTGCGCGGCGGTGGCGCTCTTGTCCTGGGCGGCCAGCAGCTCCAGCTGCCGCTGGTGCTGGGCCAGTGCGGCCGGATCCTCGGGCGGCGGAGCGTTCATCATCTGCTGCTGGGCCACCTCCTGCTGAGCCATCTCCGGGGTCGGCTGCTGGGCCTGCAGCTCGGCCTGCTCCGGGGTGTAGCCCTGGGCGGTCATCTCCGCCTTCTGCTGCATCCCGATCAGCTCCATCTGGCTCTGGCCGTATTCCATCGCCTGCTGCTGGGTGTACATGGCCCGCTTGTAGTCCACGTCCTCGTCGGTCATCTCCGGCAGCCGGGCGATCTCGCGCACGTACTTCTCCAGCTCCGGGTCCGGGAACCACTGCATCCCGGCACCACCGGTGGCCGAGATGAACGAGGCCAGCTGGGCCAGGTCCGGCGGGTCCACGTTGGTCGGCTCGAACCGGGGCAGCTGGTCCAGCTTCCAGCCGTTCACCGCGAACAGCCGAGGCACCGCGTACCGGTTCAGAGTGTCCGCGATCGCCTTGGTGATCGCGTTCAGCGCGGCCCGGAAGATCCCGGTCTTGTCGGTGTGCAACGAGTAGCTGCCGGTCTGCTCGTGCCCGACCAGGATGAAGTCGGCCAGCACGCTCATCAGGATCCGCTGCTCGTAGCGCTGGATGATCGAGTTGGTGTCGAACTGCCGGGTGCCCCCACTGCTCATCAGCTCGAAGTCGAACAGCGGCTGCTTAGTGTCCGGGTCGTACTGGACCGGCAGCACCAGACCCTCGTTCTCGTCCCGGCGCACCCCACGCACCATCTTCCGGAAGGCGTCCACGGTCTTCGCCTGCGGGGTGCCCTTCTGCGCGGTCAGGTAGTCCGCGGGCACCTTGCCCACCGGCATCCCGGCCAGGTCCCGCTCCACGCCGATCGCCTCGAACTCCTCCAGTCGCTTCTTGAAGTACCAGGACCGGTACGCGGTGCGGAGCAGGGACACGCCCTCCGGGTTGCCCTTGGCGATCGAGGTCCGGAACAGGACCGACTTCTCGATCGGGATCACCGTGGTCTGGTACCTCGGTGGCGCCATCTGCACCATCGCCCGGACCCCGCCGGTCTCGTCGAAGGACCAGCGCAGCATCGTCTCCTGAGCCCGGATCGGCATCTTCCGCCAGCCGATCAGCCCGTCCTCGTGCTTGCTCCGCTTCTTCGGATCCTTCTGCCAGGGGCCCAGCCGGCGCTTGTAGACGATCTCGTGCCAGCTCCAGCCGTACGGGAGCATGGACAGCACCTCGCCGATGAAGTCGTCCCAGGAGTGGCTCATGTCCTCCATGCAGCTCTCCAGGAACTCCTGGGCCAGCACCCCCTCCTCGGTCTGCTCGGCGGGCAGCACCTTCCACTCCACCTCGCGGATCAGCTTGTCGATGCTGAACAGCAGCGCCCCGCACATCGAGTCGTTGGCGGACATCTCCCGGTAGACCCGGACCGCCTTGCGACCCCGGAGCGCGGGCAGGAACTCCTCGTCGACGTACCCGGAGACCCGCTTGACCCCGGTGACCCCGAGCTCGTCCATCGGGCCGACGCGCTGTGGGATCTCGTCCCCGGCGTTGTCCTCGTCCCAGGTGGAGATGTCGCCGGCAGGGAGCTTGATGTCTGCCATATCTCCAGTCTCCCGTCGCTGTCACGCAGTGAGGCTGCCCGCCGCTCTCACCAGGTCACGACACATTGCCCTCGGCTCGCCAGTTCGTGACTCCCCGGAGGTCATACTGTCAGGTCCAACTCGTCCAGGGTCTGCTGCGACTTGTTCTCCACGCTGCCGACCACCCACTGCCCGGGCTTCCGCTTGGCGTCCTTGTTGTGCTTCATCTCGTCCTCGATCCAGGTCGGGTCGTTGTTCCCGGCCAGCACCACCGGGATCGCCGGCACCGCTCGCTTGGACACCGCCCGCCAGACCAACGCCATCGAGCACACCTCGTCCGGCAGATGGAACTCCTTGCCCCGGGAGTAGATCTGCTCCACCGAGCAGTTGTGCACCACGATCCCGTTGGCGAAGAACTCGTGGGCTCCCTCGACGGTGATGTCGTAGACCTTACGCACATCATCAGGAGGACTACAGTAAACAACGTGAGCGCTCGTGTAACCATCGACCGGCAGTACTTCCTGGACCGCGTGATCATCGACCAGAACGGATGCTGGCTGTGGCAGCTCTCCATAGACCGCCTGGGCTACGCCCGGATGCGACTGTGGAAGCAGCCCTCGCAGATCGCCCATCGAGTCGCCTACCGGACCATGGTCGGACCGATCATCCACGAGCTCGATCACACATGCCGGGTCCGGCACTGCGTCAACCCCGACCACCTGGAGGATGTCACCCACGCCGAGAACGTCCGGCGCTCTGACATCGCGCTGGGGATCAGGTCCGAGAAGACCCACTGTCCGCTGAGCCATCCCTATGCCGGCGAGAATCTGGTGATCACCGAGGGCCGGCGACGGTGCCGCACCTGCATCTCGTACAAACGCCACATCGCCTACCTGAAGCGCCTCGGCCCGAACCCACCCGCGACCAGTCGCCACCGAATGGTCTGGGGTCAGGAGCAGTTCATGGCCATCGCACGTACGAAGGCGGCTGACCCGACGCTCACCGTTACACGTGGTACTGGTAACTTTCCGCCAGCCCTGACGAGTCATGGCATAGTCACCGACCTGGACTTGCTCAATCGGTACGTCGCCGCGAAGGGTCCATACGAGTGAGCCCTCGCTCACGCAGTACAGGTGGTTCTTGTAGAACACCGGGATCCGGGGCACCCGCCACTTGTCGTTCTCCACGCTGGAGATGTACTCGGAGAGCATGTTGTCCCGCTGCGCGCCGGTCATCAGGAAGCCCCGGGCCCGCCGGTCCACGTAGTCCGCGACCACCGCGCCCAGCCCGGTGGCATCGTGGATGCCCTCCGCGTGGTAGGCCTTCATCAGGTCGTTGAACACCCCGATCATCACCGGGTAGGGGTGCCGGCGCATCCGGGTCCAGTGCACCACCTTGCACGGGAAGAAGGTGACATCGGCGACCGTGATCACCGTCCAGTCCACACTCTGCGCCCAGTCCGCGGCGATCACGTACTCCCGGTCCTGCTTCGGGTCCTCGAACCGGTAGTCCTGGCGCTCCTTGATCACCTTCTGCTTGATGGTGTCCTCGGGCAGGCTGAACATCCGCTCCACCGAGGCGGTGTCGAAGGCGCGGTTCCCGATCGACGGCTCGCCCAGGTCGTACTCGACCCGCCACATCTCGGCCGGGATCTCCAGTCGCTTCTGGGCGATGGTCTCCTCATCCAGCCAGCCGTCCACAGGATTTGCGGTGTCTTTGTAGCAGTTGTGTACCACCACGCCCTCGGCCACGAACTCGTGCGCGCCTTCCACACCGAGGTCCCAGACCGGGGTAAGTTCGTATCCGTGTTCACCAACTGCATCGACTGGCCGGGTACCAAACGAAACGGCTACGGCCTCAAGCACATCACCGAGCGGAACGGTCCAGCCAACACCTCCACCAACGCACATCTGTGGGTGTGGGAGCGAGTCGTAGGCCCAGTCCCCGAGGGCCTCCAGAGTGACCACCTGTGCCGGAACCGTGGCTGCGTGAACCCGGAGCACATCGAGTTTGTGACCCCATCCGTCAACAAGGCGCGCGCGTGGCTGTTCCAGGAGCGCAAGATCTCCTGCGGGAAGGGACACGAGTTCACTCCGGAGAACACCTGGATCCGTCCCGGGCGCGGTCACCGCGTGTGCCGCCAGTGCAACGGCATGCGCCCAGCCATCGGGGACGGCCACCTGGTGATCGGGGGTGAGACGAAGGAGTCGCTTACCGATCCGGAGCGTGAGCGTCTGTTTCTCACCCATGAAGGTGACGTGCTGCACTGGACGCCAGCCCTGGCGCGTGAGTACGAAGTCCGCATCCGTGACTTCCTCGACCGGAACTTCACCCCGCGCCGTCAGAACGTGAGTGCCTGATGCGACGCACCACCGGAAGATCTTCTCGTCCCGCTCCATGAACCGCTCCTGGACCACCGCGAATGTCTTGTCCGGGTACTGCCAGGTGGAGGTCATCGCGGTCATCGGCTGGATCTTCTGGCCCTGCCAGTTCTCCTGCGGCATCGGCTGGCCCAGCGAGGCGTCGAAGATGGCCAGGTCCATCTCGTCGATCTCGTCCAGCAGCAGGCTCGGCGGGTGCGGACCGCGGACCGTCTTCTGGGACGCGGTCAGCGGCATGATGATCGCCTTGTTGGTGAGTCTGATCCGGGTCGCGGTCTCCTCCCGGATCAGGTACTTCGGGGCGTGCTCGGACTCCCAGGCGTTGCGCATCGTGTTGTGGATGTTGATCGACTGGTTCAGCGAGCCGCCGACGATGTTCACATCCGAGCCCAGCACCGCGGCCTTGGTCAGCCCCAGGATGGACATCAGCCGGCTCTTCCCGGACAGGCCCCGGGAGCCGTGCATCAGGATCGACGGCATCCGGTTGAAGTAAGCCGCGGCGAAGGCGTCGAACGGGGCGTCATGGTCGCTGCACACCTTGTGCCGGGGGATGGTGATCCCCCACAGGGTCCGGACCAGGTGGTAGAGCTCGGAGTCGGTCCTAGGGCCGCGGTCCAGGATGATGCTCACCGATCAGCTCCTTCAGGCTGTGCCCGGTCGGATGCCAGGGCACCATCACCCGGAAGCTGCCGGCCGGCGTCTGGACCAGGTAGTGCCAGCCACCGTAGTCGGTGGCGGTCACCTCGGCCACGAAGGAGCCGTCCGAGCTGAGCCGCACCGTCGGAGCCAGGGTGGCCCAGCAGGTCCCGTCCTGGACCAGCCAGAGCCGCTCCGGGACGAACCGGACCAGTCCTGCCACCGGTCGTCCCTGGCAGACGAAGGATCCGGTGACCGTGCAGGACTGGAGCATGGCTACTCGACCGGCTCCACCGGTGTCTCACTGGGTGCTTTGTCCACCGGAGTCACGAACATCCGGGCCAGGATGGCCAGCACCACCGCGGTGATCGCCATGATCGAGCCGACCTGCTCGTCGCTCAGGGACACCCCGAAGGCCAGCAGCAGCCCCAGCACCGCCTGCACCAGACCGGTGATCAGCACCGGCTCGTTCTTGATCATGTTGCCCGTGAAAACGCTCATCTGCGTTCACCCATGCTCATCACTCCTCCTCAGGAGTCGATGACCCTCTTCGCCCCCGGATTGTCGGCCAGGATCCGCCGACCGCGCGGGGTCTTGCACAGCTCCCGAGCCTTCTTCTCCACCTGCCGCAGCGGCCGGTCCAGCTCCCAGTGCATGGCGTCCGGCCGGCCGGAGTAGTCCCCGCCCCAGCGGATGCACCCGGTGTACATCTTCAGCCGGTTGTGGATCCGGATGATCTCCGCCCGGGAGAAGGTGTTCCTGGTGGGCACCCCCATCGGGTGCTTGGTCGCGTTCAGGTCGATTGCGGTGCCGGAGGCGTGGTTGCTGATCGTCGAGGAGCCCCGGATCGGCCGGGCCGCCCAGCCCCAGTCGTCCCAGGTCTTCTCGTTGTCCAGGTCCTCGACCTCCTCGGAGAACCACAGCGCCAGGTGGATCAGTAGGAACCCGCCGGATCCGTCCCGGGCCAGCAGGTGCCGCTTCACCTGCGGGATCTCCCACTTCCGGAGCCGAGGCAACGGACCGGTGGTGCCGCTGTCCAGCACCGGGTAGCCGTTGGCTGAGTTGACCATCAGAACCTCTTCAGGGTCTCTCGGATCCGGGCCCGGTCCCGCTTCAGGGCGTTCACCAGCCGGGTGTTGCCCTTGTTGTCCTTGATCGCCTGGTCCAGCCGGTCCACCGCCTTGCGGATGTTGACCTCCTTGGGCTTCGGCGGCTTCCGGTCCGGCATGTCCAGGACCACCCCGTTCAGCCAGGTGGCCGCGAACTGGAACTCGTCGCCCCAGTGCGCCGGGAAGAAGCTCATCGGGGTCAGGCTGACCATCCCCGGACCGGCCACGTCGTTGGTCCAGCACATCAGCTGGCCGGCTTTGTTCCGGCCCTGCACGGTGACGATGTGCCCGTACGGGTTGGAGTCGTTCGGGTCGTCGAAGTAGGCGACCATGCCCCGCTTCACGTCCTTCAGGTCGTGCACCCGGTACTTCGCCGGGGTGGCGTGCTGGGCGGAGACCGCGCTCGGATACATCGAGCCGATGTTCCGGGCGCTCCGGCACAGCTTCAGGCACAGACCGCGCCAGGCGGAGGTGTTGGAGCGGTCCTGAGCCCGCAGCCAGGTGTTCGTCTCCAGGGTGCTACGTTGCGTCATCGCCCTGGTCCTCGGGCTGGTCCTGGTAGTCGTCGCCAGCGGCCTGCGGGACCTTGGGCACCGAGATCTCCGGATCCGGGTCGACCACCCCGACCTCGTCGAGCTCGGCCAGCTCCTCCGGGGTCGGCTCGGTCACGAGGACTCCTCGTCCTCGGCGCTGCCGGCCTCCTCGGACTCGTCCTCGCCCTCGTCGGTCAGCGAGTCCACCTTACCGCCGGCGAACGCCGCGGCCCGCTCCGCGTCCACCTCGGGTTCGGGGTACATGATCTGTCCGGGCACACCCGCGCTGTCCTCGTTCTCTTCGGTCTCTTCGACGGTCTCTTCGATCTCGTTCTCGGTCATGTCTCCATCCTCACCACTCTGGCTAGTCACAGCTCCTCCTCCCAGACGATGTGCACCTCCCCGCAGCGCAGGTTGGCGCCGATCGACACCACCTGGGAGTAGTCCTCGGGGAAGGCATCCGCCTTGATCGGGTCCTTCCAGTCCAGGCCCATCCCCTTGACCTGGGTGTTCAGGTTGTCCTTGAACTTCTGCGGCAGCTCGAACCACTTGGCCTGGCCCTTGGCCAGGGTGCCCAGCTTGGTGATCTCGTGCCGCTCCACCGCACTCCCGACCGCCGGCAGCACGTTGGTCGAGGTGTACGGGGTCCAGAACAGGTAGATGTTCGCGTTCGCGGCCCCGGTGTCGTCCGCACGCCGGATCAGGATCTGCGCGGACTTGATCCTGATCGCCTCGCCCTTGGTGGTCTGCGCCCCGATCGAGTCGGTGAACTGGTTGCCGTACATCCACAGCCCCTGGGACCTTGGCGACTTCTGCTGGACCAGGTCCCCGTTCACGTACCCGGTGGACCTCCAGGACCCGGACTGGTTGGGCTGGATCCGAGCCTCCTTGACGATCACGTTCGCCATGTCCACCGAGGCCTTGGCGACGTGGATCGAGGCCTGGTTGGCGGTGCTCCAGTTACCGTTCGCGTCCAGGCTCCAGGCCCCGAAGTAGTAGGTGGTGTCGCCCTTGATGATGGTCCCGGCAGCAGCGTTCACCGGCCACTGCTTGTAGGTGTAGTTCGAGGTGTCGTTGTGGTTGCCGTACTGGTTGTACCGCCACTCGCTCCACGGCTCCCCGGTCCAGTCCCGGTCCGGGGTCGAGGTGTAGGTGCCCCCGAACTGGGTGGTCGGCGGCTTCCCGGCGTAGGTGGTCAGCACCCGGGTCAGCCGGGCGTCCTTGTCGTTCGAGCTGCCCGGCAGCCTGGTGCCGACCCGGAGGTACCTGGTCTTCAGCGTCTTCACGCCCTTGATCGTGTCGAAGTCCTCGACCACGTTCAGGGTCACCTCGGGCGGGTTCGGCGGGATCACGTCGTACTCGTAGGCCGGGGTCCACACCCCGGCCCGTCGCACGTAGGCGTCGGTGGCCGACACCCAGACCCCGTTCTGCTTGACGTAGACGTGGCTGGCCTGCACCCAGACGCCGTCGATGTTCTGATAGAGCGCCACGACTCACACCTTCAGTTCCCACGAGTGCGACGACACTCTCGGCAGCGACGGTACTGATGTCCGTTCGCGCGAGTCGTCCAGATGGTGTTCTCGGGCGTGAACTCGTGATTGTGCTTGCAATGCGTTCGCTCGGCCCAGTACGAGCGCCTCCTGACCATCATGTCCGCAGTGTTGTCCGCTGGAGTACCGAGTCGCAGATGAGCAGGATTGCAGCACGGACGGTTGTCGCACGAGTGCAGCAGCCAAGCTCCGGCTGGGATGGAATCCTCGCCGTAGGTGTGCAGCCAAGCAGCTCGCACGGCCGTCGTCATCTTGCCGTGGAATGTGGTGGTTCCGTACCCATGGGTGCTGGGAGGCCCGGTCCACAGCCAGCAGGCATCCGGTCCGCCGCTCTGGTCTACCCGATCCCAGAACTTCTTGCCCCAAGCGCCCTTGCGCCCGTTCTTGTTCGTCACATGGCGACATTAGCATTTCCAACTTAGATCTTGAAGTAAACATCGCCGTCCGCGCCGCCGGAGGGGTTCGCGGTCCCCGAGGTGATCGCCGGCTGGGCCGGTGGGAAGGCCACCCAGGCGGACCCGGTGTAGTACCACATCCGATCGCTGTCCTTGGTGAAGGCGAACATCCCCTCCTCCACCCCGGCCGCGGTGGCCTTGGTGTCCCGGTCGGCGGCGGTGGCGTAGACCCCCATCACCCGCTTCTCGATCATCTTGGCCAGCTGGGTGATGTCATCCACTACGTCCGGGTCGTCGCCCGCGATCGGCACCCGGAAGCCCTGGGCTGGAGTGTTACCTGGCATGGCTGCCTCCTCAGCAGAATCGTCTCATCCCCGGCTACGCAGCAGGATCCGCCTTGATGATCCAGTTCACCGCTCGGTACGGATTCAGCACGCTGAACGCGGTCGTCGAGGCTCCAGGGCCACTGGCGGTGGAACCGTTCACATCGTGGGTGTGTGTGCTCCCGGTGGTGTTTGCAGAGGTCTTGGTGACCACGGTGCCGGTGGTGCCACCGGCGGCCATGATGTTCGCCTGCGGACCACCACCAGAGGCATTCTCCCGCCATCCGGCCTCGTGGGTGTGCGCGCTGTTGGTGGTGGTGGTGCCCAGAGTTCCGGCACCATGGGTGTGCGGCACCATGTTGTCCGAGGTCAGGGTCACGCTCGCCACTCCACCATTGGACCCGAGCGCCTTGGTCCCGGACGCGCCGATCGGGAACAGATCGGTCAGGTTCGGGGTGTTCGGGCCGACCAGCGCGATCAGCGCGGTGTACTGGGCCGGGATCGCGGAGCCGTCGCAGAGCAGCCAGCCGGTCGGTGGAGTGGCGGTGAACCAGATCGCCCCGGCGCCCACCGGCAGCCCGGAGCCCCCGCCACCGCCACCACTGGCATCCACATACGCCTTGGTGGCCGCGTCCTGGGGATTGACCGGGCTCTTGACGTTCTGGATCGCCAGTCCGGCCATATCCAAGGTGGACCCGATCGTCTTGCTCACCGGCTCGTCCTACTCCGCGCGTCCGTCATCCCATCACCACCACACGCATCGAGTTTGCCGAATAGGCCACGTCCGGGGTGACCGCGATGGTGTAGGCGTCCACCACCCGCCAGTCCAGCACCATGTCCGCGTTGGTGCTGACCAGCCGGAACGCGGCGATCACGTCCGTGGTGTTCAGGTTGTGCACGATGTTCAGGGCGACCCCGGCGGACAACGCACCCAGCACGGCCGTGTACTTCCTCACCGTGCCCGCAGCCGAGGCCAGCGCATACCGACCGTCGGCATAGGCGGTGTCCAGAGCCACCGTGTCCGCAGCCACCGTGATCCCGGTGCCCTGCCCCACGTCCAGGGTGTTCCCGGTCTTGGTCAGACCGGCCCCGGCGGTGATCTGCCCGGCCCCGGAGAACTGCACCCAGGTGACCGCAGTGGTGCCCAGGGTGCCGCCCTGGTCCGAGGTGCACACCCACCCGGTGTCCGCCTGGGTGGTGCCCTGCTCCACGAACACGAACGCACCGGGTACCTCGGTCCAGGCGTCCATGTCGCTGGTCCGGTACAAGTGACTGTCCCCGGCGGCGACGGAGTAGACGCCGTTCTGAGCCGGAGCGGTCTGGTTCTTCAGCAGCACCCGGTCACCGATGACCGGGGTGATCCCGTCGAACGTCCCTGCCGCGTTGATGAGCGGGAAGTCGGTAGTCGAGGCGCACTTCACCGACTGCTTGGCGTCCAGCCCCTGGGCAGCCGTGTCCACATAGCTCTTGGTGGCCGCGTCGGTGGGGCCCGTCGGATCGGCCAGGTTGATGATCCGGTTCCCACCGAAGTCACAGTTCCCGTTCGGCGCGGTGTTACTCAACAGGGTGTTCAGCCGAGTGTTCCCGGCGAGTGCCTGCTGGCTGGTGAACCCGAGGGTGCGCAACGAGGGGGTGCCTACCGCGCCGTCCTTGTTCGCGGCGGCCACGTCGGCGTCCACGATCACCCCGGTGGCGATCTGTGGGTTCGGATAGCTGCCGCTCAGGTCCCCGCCCGCCGGACCGCCAGCCGCCGCGGTGGAGTAGATGTCCACCCAGGAGCCGTTCTCATAGACCTTTGCCTTGTTGTTGGTGGTGTCGTACCAGAGCTGGCCGTTGGTCGGGGACGACGGCGGATTGCCGGACGCCGCGGTCTGCATCACCAGGTTCAGCACCGGGATCTTCTGCAGATCCAGCTGGGAACCGAACTGCTTCGCCATCTCGTCCTCCTAGCCGAGCAGCCGGGCGATCCCGGCCATCGGGTTGAACCAGCTGATGACCACCTGGGTGTCGGTGGGATAGCTCACCTCCGGGTCGTAGCAGATCACCCTGGCCTCGTCCAGGGCGATCACCTCCGGGCGAGCCGTGAATCCGGTGTGGTTGATGATCCAGGAGCTACTCGGGGTGGCGAAGGTGAACTCCTGGTAGCCGGCCCCGGGACCAGGCGGACCCGGCGGGCCGACCACCGGATCAGTGGTGATCGCCATCGCCGCCATCTGCACCCGGTCACCGGTCACCGTGGTCCCGGAGTTCTCCACCACCAGGTACCGGATGCAGGCATGCCCGGCCTCGGTGGAGCAGTTCTCGCGCATCGTCACCCGCAGCCAGTAGTAGCCCTGGTTGGCCTGGTCCCGGACCAGGATCTGCTGGCCCTCGTAGACCTCAAAGAACCCGCAGTTCAGGCCCACCGCGTCCACCTGGTTGACGCTCAGCCGGCCCTCCTCGCCCTCGGCCGGGATCTCCGCCCCGCTGATCAGCCCGACGGTGGTCTCATGCTGGACCACCGTCTCGTCCCAGTCGTACATGCCCGGGTAGGTGGTCGCCCCGGCCATCCCGTCCGCACCGTCGACCCCATCGGCTCCTGCCGGCCCCGTCAGGCCCTGGATGCCCATCTCGCCCTGCGGACCCATCAGACCCTCGGCTCCCGGTGGCCCGGCGTCCCCCTTGTGGCCCTCGATCTTGGCCGCCTCCAGCGCGGTCTGATTGACCCCGGGCTGGACGTTCGAGTCGCCGGTGCCGGTCTGCGCGCAGGACAGGGTGATCACCTGACCGGCGGTGAATCGCATGGTGATCGCCACCACCAGGATCGCGGCCACGCTGCTGCTCGGGAAGCTACGAGTCTGCCGATAGCTGGTCCCATCCACCTGGAGGATGCACTGCCGATGCCCAGAGGCCCCGGCCGCACCCATGTTGATGTAGCCGACCACCGAGTAGGTGCCGTCCTCGGGGATCACCAGCGCGTTGCTGGCGATGTCCGCGAACGACGACGGCTCCGCGTAGTCGGCGGTCTGGAAGGTGATCGGAGTGTTGGTGCCGCTGTTCGGCACCGCCTGCACGGTGGACTTGTAGATCCGGGCCCGGGTCTCGGTGATCTGCCCGGAGGTGCTGTTCGCCTCCAGTCGCCCGGTGTTCAGGTCCAGGTACACCGGGTACTTCGGCGGCGCGGTGCTGAACACCGGGAAGGTGGCAGTGGCCGAGTACGGCGAGACCAGGGACGGGTCGGCACCCCAGGTGCGCACCTGCCACTCCACCGAGTCCCCGTAGGTATAGCTGCCCGCGGGCAACGAGTACGTCGAGTTCGGGGAGGTCACCGCGGTGATCACCGTCCAGGTGCCGACCCCCACCTTCCGGTGCTGGACCTGGTACTTGGTCTGCGCGGTCTCGTCGGTGGGATTGTGCGTCCAGTTCAGCTGGATCGGCTCGGCCGGGTCCTGCTCGTTCGACCCGGCACCCGGGGTCAGACCGGTCGGCGCGCTGGGTGCGCTGGTGGTGCCCGCGGTCTCCGCGGTCTCCTTGGAGAAGGCCGAGAAGAGCTGGGTCTCCGCCGCGGTGGTCCGACTGCGGAGCCGGTACTTGTTCCGGACCGACATGTCCGGGGCGACGTGGGTGTAGGTCTGGGCGGTGTTCGGCACCACCGCCAGCGGGGTCGGGTCCCAGACCCCGTTCGTGCAGTGCCACACCTCGGTCTCGTACTCGTCGTAGGCGGTGGACCTCAACCAGGTCAGCGACAGGTCCGGACCCCCGGAGACGAGCATCGCCGGCTGGGCCGGGGCCGCCGGAGTGTTGTAGACCTCCTCGGAGGTGACGAAGCCCGAGCTGCCCACGCTGTTGGTGGCCCGGACCCGATAGCTGTACTTGTGCGCGGCCACCGTGTTGGCATCGGTGAACGAGATCGCGGTGCCGCCGGTGGTACCGATGGTGACCCAGGTGTTCGGGGTCACCCCGGAGGGCACTCCGGCCAGTCGCTGCACCGTGTTCTGGGTGATCGGCTCCCCGTTGGTCGGATGGTTGATCCAGGAGACCTTGGCCGAGGCGTCGCTGATCCGGGCCCCGGACACCGCGGTCGGCGCCGCCGGGATGTCGTAGGGCCGGGCCGGGATCCGATTGCTGATCGCCACCGACGGGGTGATCCCGCGCTGCACCCCGCTCAGCACCGCCGAGAAGGTCCGGGTCTTCCCGGTGTCCCCGTAGTCGGTGCCGACATAGGTGTAGTCGTAGTTGAAGGCGTCCCGCTTGATCGGCTGGTTGCCCTGCATGTTGTCGTAGGTCTTGGTCCCGGTCAGCGCGCCGCCGTAGGTCAGCTTCTGGTTCAGGTCGTTGTACAGGTGCTGGTTCTCGGTCCAGACATCGATGTGGCAGCGGGCATAGGTCGAGTCGTGGGTGACCGGGTCCCAGTCCAGCTCGAAGCCGACCCGCATCCCGTTCTCGTCCAGGTAGTACTCCCACGCTCCCCAGAGGATCGCCAACTAGACCACCCTCTGCCGCGCTTTGCGCGCCCTGATCCGAGCATTACGGCAGATACGACATCGCCGTCCGCCGTATGGCTCGATGATGAGGTTGTGACCTTCGTACGGATGATTCTGTGGACAGTGCGTCTTGTTCTTGTTCGAGGCTGGCGTCAGCGCCAGATGCTGCGCCCTAGTGACTGGTTGCAAGTGATCCGGATTGCAACATGCTGGAAACTCGCAACGGTGATGTAGTTCCTTATCCGGAGGCACCGCACCTTTCGCATCGACGTAGGACAGGATGTGCGAGTACTCACTCTTGCCCTTGATGCGAAAACGTCCGTACCCCTTGGACTTGTATGCAGTCCACTCCCAGCAACCATCCGCACGCTTGTTTACCTTGGCCCAGAACCGTTCGGGTAGTGTCATGCACCCCATAATAGTTGCCATCAGGTGATCCTGACCGCGATCAGAGGCACGAAGTTCAGGATCCCGGGACCGGCCGCCCAGCCCAGCCGCTGCACCAGCGAGCCGATCGAGGTGGGCGGCTGCCCGGACACCTTGCCCGGGGTGCTGGACAGGAACACGGTGCCCGGCAGCAGGCCGGTCTGGTAGGCGTTGTAGCCAGTGAAGTAGACCTTGGCCTCGTCGTTCACCGCGTAGTCATGCATCACGTAGCCGTGGCCCTCGTACCGGGACGCGGCGTTCGCCCTGCGGGCCCGGAAGTAGCCGCCGCTGCTCCACACGTTGACGATGTCCCCGGCGCTCAACGGCTCCGAGGCGATCACCGCCTGCACCGCGTCCTTGACCGGGGTCAGCGAGCCGTCGCTGATCCGCTCCCCACTCATCCAGTCCCGGGTGATCTTGGCCGCGGACATGTCGTCCTGGGTGTCATCGGTGAAGTACTTGCGCACCCAGTCGTTGTCCCTCAGCTCGAAGACCCGGGTGATCTTGTCCCCGTGCAGCCCGGAGGTGGAGGCGTTCGGAGCCCCGGTCGCGACCTCGTTCACCTCGTCCCACTCGCCCCAGTAGCCGTCGGTGGAGTCACCGTCGAAGTACCGGCCCAGGTCGTCGGTCCGCTCGATCAGCATCCCGTCCGCGCGCCACACGTCGCCGTGGTTCGGGTTCACCACCCGGGGGTAGAAGGACGCGGTGCCGACCGGTGCCAGTGCGCTCACCCAGGGCCGCCCCTGGTCCGTCCAGGTCGGGTCCAGCTGCAGCGGGCTACCGGCAGCGGTGCCGATCTCGGTGTCGGTGGCATCGCACCAGACGATCTCCAGGTACACCCCGGCCCCGGATCCGGTGACCAGGGAGCAGAACACGGACACCGTCCAGATGTTCCCCTCGGCCGCCGGCTGCCTCGGCTCCCAGACCAGCCAGTGCGCCCCGGAGCCGGAGTTGGCCAGCTCGGCCACCTTCAGCCCGTCGATCGCCGACGGTGCGGTGACCACGCTCAGGCTGGCCCCGACCGTGCCCCAGTCGGTGTCGTCGATCTCGAAGGACGGGTTGCTGCAGACGTTGGTCCGCTCCCGGGTCCGGGTGAACCAGATCGAGCCCTCGTTCCGGGACACCTGGTACTCCACCACGATCGGCTCGCCGGTGATCGGGTCGACCTCGTTCTTGTACACCGTGTAGGTCAGATCGTCCGGACCCGGCTCGTAGTCGCTCATCGAGACCCGGCCGTCCGCGGTGTCCGCGGCGTTCTGGGCCGAGTAGGCCACCGCGTTGGTGTTCTCCACCGCCAGGTTGGTGGCCGCGATCGCGTTCTGGTTGGCCGTGATGTCCGCCGCGTTCTGCGCGGTCTGCGCGTCCTGGATGTCCTCCCAGTCCAGGCCGTTCCAGCGATAGGTCCGGTTGCCCTCCTCGCCCCGGATCCACAGGTCCCCGACCATCAGCTCCGAGCCGGGCGGGATCACGTCCCCGATCGGGTTGCCGTTCTCGTCCACGTCGGTGCGGTAGGTGTGGATGCCGCCCACCGCGGCACTGGCCTCCCACTGCCCGGTGGTGGCGTCCCAGACGTAGAGCGCATAGTCGTGGCCGGTGTCGTACCAGACATCGCCGGTGTTGTACCCGGAGCCCGGCGGCATCGTCGACCCGACGTAGGTGGCCGACCCGGTACCGCCCCGGATCTCGATCCAAGCCCCGATCTCCTCGTCGTAGATGGACAGGGTGCCCAGGTCCTTGCGGTACACCAGCTGACCGGGCCAGGCCGCCTCCACCAGGTCCGGGGTGGGCGTGCCCGGGTCCACGTCGAAGATCTCGACGTAGGTGGACTCCACCGGAGTGCGCTGACCAAGCCTGGGGGACTGTGCCTGGTCGTACACCATGAGCGAATGCTAATGCTGGAGCTAGTGCGGCAGCATGTCCGCGTAGCTGGCGAACCCGGAGTTCGCGTTGCCGGCCGCACCGGCCGGTCCCTGGGCCCCGGTGGCGCCGATCGGGCCCTGGACCCCCTGCGGTCCGATCGGTCCCGGCGGACCGCTGCCCACCCGGGTCACCGTGAGCGCCCCCAGGGACACCCCGGTGGCCGCCCCCGAGCGCGCCAGCACGTTGACGTTCTCCCCGCCCGTGGCGCGGTACGGGAAGGTCAGGTCCACGTAGAACGGCGCACCCACCCCGGCCATCCGAGATGCCCTGGCGATCGTGGTGGTGCTGGTCTGGAACCACACCTCACGGGCACTGGCCGCGGCATCGTCGAACCTGAGCCAGCAGCTGAGCAGGTAGTCCCCGGGTGCGGTCAGGGTGGCGTTGGTGGTCGAGGTGAAGCAGCTCAGGTCGTCGTAGCTGACCGAGCCGAACGCGATCACCGTGTCCGTGCTCACAGCCAGCGGGTTGCTGGTGGCCACCTGGGTCAGTCCCTGGAGCTGGTTGATCTGCCCCATCGGGCCGGTCTCGCCGATCGGCCCCTGCTCGCCCTGGATGCCCTCCGGGCCGGCCACGCCCCGGGGGCCCTGCGGTCCGATGCCCTGGATCACCCCGGTCCGGACCTGGATGGCCCCACCGTTCACCAGGCGGACTACGTTCGCCATCTCTCCTCCTAGAGCTGGGTCACCCTCTTGTTCACCGTCACCTCACCGTAAATCAGCCGCTGCACCTGGTTGCCGGCGTACTCGTTACCGTCGTTCACGGTCACGAACAGGTCGTACTGGTAGACCCCGGGCAGCAGTGCCCCAGTCACCGCGTCCTCGATGTGGATCTGGATCAGCCCGATCTCACTGGACAGCCCGAGCTCCGGGATCATCCCCTCGGGCAGCTCCACGTCCGGAGTGGTCAGCGACAGCTGGGTGGCCCCCAGGTTGTTCTTGATGTCCAGCCGGCACGGCGGGATCACGTTGTACGGCTCCTCGAAGTCGTCGGTGTAGACGATGCTCGCGGTCCAGTCCTCGCCCTGGTCGATGTCCAACGGGACGTGCGCTGCTCCCATGGCTCCATCATCCGATCTCTGGCTAGTCGGTGTCGGTGGCCGCCTGCAGCGCGGCGATGTAGTCCTCCTCCTGCTCGCCGACCACCAGCACCAGGTTCTTGTTCACCACCGGGTCCACCTGCTCCAGGCCGGTGATCCGGACCCGGGTCTGGATGATCTTGATGCACGAGTCGATGGCCTTCGGGTCGCCCATCATCGCGGCCGGCCAGGACGCCGACTGCAGCGCGTTCAGCCGGAGCAGCTCCATGCCCAGCAGATCGTCGCGCTCCTGACCGGTCAGCGACCGGGCGTCCAGCTGGAACTTCTCGATCAGCATCCGGTGCACGTTGCTGCCCCTGGCCATGCCCAGGGTCTCGGAGATCTCAGACCAGGACTTGCCTTCGATCATCAGCGCATACGCCCGGGTCACCTTCTCCTGGTGCTCGGGCGTACTCGTACGCTTTCGGGCCACTCGCGTTGCTCGCGACTTGCGGTGGTCGATATCGGTCACCTTCGCCACGTAGGAACACCTCCACCACTTCGTCCACCGTGGTCTCGCCATTGTCCACCATCTTGAAGATGTGCCTGCGCACCCGTCCCGAGGTGCCGGCCCAGATCCCGTACTCCTCGCGCACCGTCAGCGCCCAGGTCAGGCACTCCACGTACACCGGGCACACCTCGCAGAGCTTGGCCGCGGCCCGCATCTGCCGGATCGGCATCATCGGCTGGTCGTCCCTGCCGAAGTAGTACTCGACCCCCACCCCCTTGCAGTGCGCCCGGGACTGCCAGTCGGGGTAGAGGTCGTCGATGGAGTAGGAGACCCAGCGCTCGTTCTCGGCATCCGGGACGTACTGCTCGGTCCGGACCAGCCAGTCGTCGAGGCTACAGGTGGAGGGAGCTGGCCCGATCCAGGATCCG